TGCTGCATCGGCATCGGAGGCTGCTCCTGCACAGGCCGCTGCATCGCCGCCTGCATCGGCATCGGCGGCTGGTTCATCGGCTGCTGCATCGGGATAGACTGCTGCTGCTGCTGTTGCAAAACACCCAGCAGCAACTGCGTGATGCCACCCGGCCCGCCAAGCGCATCAACAATCTGCTTGGGCACCACAAACTCACCGCGCTGCAAAGCCGCATAACCATCATCAGCACCAGCAGGATCAGGACCACCAAGCCGGTCTACAACACCACCATTCGCATAACCATTGCCCATATCAGATCCAAACCCAAAACCAGAACCCATGCCCGTGTCGCTGTTGGTTCCCGTTGTGCCAGACCCCGCGCTAGCCTCATTCGCGCCGGCCATGTCATAACCCGACATGTTCCCACGCGCCGCATCCACAGCTAAACCCGGCCTATTCGATCCCGAAACAGCATGCCCAATCTGCGAGCCAATCAATGAACCAATAACCGCGCCGGGAGGACCAAACAACGCACCACCCAGAACGCCACCCAGCCCACCACCCACCGACCTCCCAGCACTGTTGCCCGCCGCAAATGAACCACCAACGGAACCAACCGCACCACCAACAGGACCAGCAAGCGAACCCAACGCACCGCCAAACATTCCACCAGCACGCTGACCCAGCGTCTGATTCATGCCCTCAAAACCACCGCCAAAACCCCGGCCACCCGCAACAGCATTGCCACCGCCAGGCGACATGAAATCACCCGCACCACCCATTGGCTGGTAAAGATTAATCACGCGCTAAATACCCCAACCGCAACAACCGTCGCACCAGCACCAGTCGTAACCGACCACGCACCAGACGCCGAAGCCACATTCACCTCAACACTCTGAACACCAATCACCGCACTCGCCGCCGTCTGAATGACAATTGCAGTCGTCCCATCGGTCAACGTCACACCAGCACTCGCAACTGTGATCGTGTTGATAATCAGCCGGTGAACGTAATCACCCTTGGCTCCCGTGCCGCCAAGCACCTGACCCGTGACGCTAGCCGCGACAGTCTCGTACTGATAACGATAAGGATTGCTAACACCAGACATTGTACGCTCCTAAATTCTCGCTCGGTTGAAATGACCGCGCTCATGCGCCGCCCACATGTCGTTAAGGGTCGCCGTGTTTTGTTCGCCAACAATCAAAGGGCGCTCGGCAACAGGCCGTTCGCGGGCCGGCTCCTGCCGCCATGCAACGGCCAACATGCGGAATGCATCCGCCGGGTGACTGCACCAGTCATGGCGCGGACTCTGCCGAAACGCCTTTTTGTCCTCATCGTACTCGCGCTGATACTGCCGCAGCGCCTCGATCCCGTCGCGGCACTTGCCAGCATCAAACCACACTCGCGGCAACATCGTCCGCACCGCCTGGATGCCATCCTGCACGCTCAAATCAGGCACAATGGCCAAGCTGCCAAGGCCGAGGTGCATGGCTAGCTGCTCGATGATTGACTTGCCGCCAGACGCCAGCGTCTTGGCCCGCGCATCGTGCGGCAGTTGATGCCGGCCATAACGGTAAGGCTTCTGAAGGATCGTCGCCGCTATGTCGGATACCGTCGCGCCGCTGACAGCGTAATAATCGATTACGTGGATTTCATCGCGCAGCACCTGATAGAACCATATCGCGGTGTCATCGCGGTAACCAAGGTCCCAAGCCGTATGGACCGGCAAGTCAGGGTCACACGCAACGGCGGTAATGCGGCCAGTGTCGGTTACGTCCCGCATCTCGTCGCCCCAGATAGCGCCAAGAATGGATGCTTCGAACGAACACTCGTATTCCTGCTGATACTGGTTTGGAGATAGCTGCGCCTGGACAGCGTCAAGCTCAGACTGCGGAAGCAAGCCGCTGGTAGATGCCGGCAAGCGCAACAGGAACCAGTCATCGTTCCGACCGGCCATGTCGAAGATGTCCCAGAATTGATTTTTGCCTTTGGGAGTCCCACCGAATACCGCCCACCCTTGCCGGTCTGACAGTGTTGGGCGGATGACATTGCCCCAGACGGACGGGCGAAAGTCGCCATATTCGTCCAGGTAGACTCCGGACAGGCCAAGGCCGCGCATTGCGTCTGCGTTATCGGCCCCGAACAGGCGAATGCGTGCGCCATTTACGAGCGTGACCTCGAGTTCGGATTCGTTGCTGTTTTGCAGGATCGGGTGCGAAAACTCTTTGAGATAATTAAAAGCGACCGCCTTAGCCTGGGACCGATAGGGCGCGACGTAGGCAAAGAGCGGAGGGGACTTTTCGGTGCTGGTAACGGCGGCGCGGATCAGGTCGTTAACGGCGGCCACGGTCTTACCGGCGCGGCGGTGCGCAACTAGACATGCCCACCTTTGCCGTCGCGCATGGAACGGCGCGAAGGCAGGGCGCGGGCAGTAGGGCAGTGTTACTGTTCGGCCCATTTGACGATGATCGGGCCGGCGTCGGGGCCGGTAACCTCTGTCCTGTTAAGTTTTGGAACGTGATATTCCAACAGCATCATGTAGCACCTGAAGGCGTCGAGGGGCGAGGTCTCCGCAATCTGGTCGAGCCAGACCTGGCAGCGGAGGGCATTGCCGTCCGCAAATCGGGCGATTGCCTCGCGAGCCTGAGTCGTAACTTTGTTCGGGGTTCCTGGCGTCCGACCCGGACCGCCTTCCCACCCCTTGACCATAAGCGGACTCGCCATTGCTACACCTAGCCTGTTGCCAATGCCGGCGACACTAAGCCTAGAGCCTTGGCCGTGCAAGGCGTTTAAATGGCCGCTGGACGCTGTCGGGGCCGGCCATGCCGGATTGTACCGGGCGGCGGGCCGATATGGCGTGGCGGGCATTTAACGGGCAGCGCGGGCCATGGCGGCGGGCAGCGGGGCGGCCAGGGTGCGACAATGTGCCACATGGTAACATGACATAATGTCAGGTAGGCTGCTCTCACTGCGGCAATCAAGCCGCTCGGGAGTGCCTAACATGCAAATCAATCTAATCAATCTCAAAGCGGCGCTGGCGTGTGTCTCAAACGAAGAGACTCGCTATTACCTTTGTGGCGTACATGTCTCGCGCCATGCCGATACCCTGCTCTGCGCGGCAACTGACGGTCACGCCTTGCTAGTGACGCGCCAGGATTGGGATGCCGGCGAAAAGGGCGGTGTTCTGCCAGATGCTGGCATCATCATTCCGGCATCGTTCATCAAGGCGCTGAAGCTTTCAAAACATTGCGATTGGGCGGAATTGACACTTAGCGATGACGGCCAGCGTGGAACAATCGATTACGTTGGAGCGTCATACACTCATGCGCTGGTAGACGGTACCTTTCCCGACTATCGCCGAGTCATGCCGACCAAACATACCGGTATCGCAGCGCAGTACGCGCCGGCCATTGTCAACAAATTCGCGGCGGCGGCGAAGCTTCTCGGAACCGAATATATCAGCATCGCGCACAATGGCGACGATGCGGCATACGTCACGATTGGCGAAGCTGACAGCCCCAATGCCTTTGGCGTGATTATGCCAATTCGGCGCAATGCCGGCATTACCGCTCCGCCGGCATGGTTTGCCGCCCCTGCAGAACCCGCATCAATAGCGGCATAAACCCCTAAACCCCTACCCCGGCAGGATTAAACCCCTGCCGGTTTTTTTTGTACTGACCACCCTGCGACATTCTGCCACCTAAACCCCGACAATCCGTCCTGTATACTAACTTCACTGAGCCGGCACCCGCCGCGCCAAACCTGGAGACCAAACATGACACGCAACATTTACGATGAAGTCACCGCGACCCTCGCCGCCCTGCTGCAAACCACCGGGGCTAATGTTCGCCGTCGCATGGTAGCTATGAAAATTGGCGACTATTGCGCCCGGTGCGGCGGCTGTGGCCATTACAGCTATAACACGTTCAACGGCACCACCTGCTTCAAGTGTAATGGAACCGGCATTCAGTTGCCTGCTGACCTGACCCGGTTGGTGCCGGCGGTGCGCGCTGCTGTTGATGCCGGTCGGTTGACCAGCTATCTGGCCAACCTTGCCGCCCGCAAGGCCGCTAAGGATGCCGTCGCTCTGGTAATGGCCGCATGGAAAGATGTGGACAATCTCAACGGCTATTCGGCCAACTGGAGGCACGCCGCGCTGCCGGAGAACGCCGACCGGGTGCGCCGCAACACGGTGTGCGTCGAAGCGTACAACCGGGTTGACGAAGCCTTAAACGGCAAGTTGGTCAAGGGCAAGCGCACGCCGAAGCTGCCGCCGGTTGAGGCGCTGCGGGTGTTCCAGGACGCGCTGGCCGAGATCGCCACTGTTAAGGCTGAACTTGTGTCGATGGAAGAACCCGCATGACACCGGCAGAACTAAAACAGGCACGCGCCCATCTCCGCCTGTCGCAAGGGGCGCTAGCGCAACAACTTGGGCTGGGGTCCAAAGCGAAACCGTTGAACGGCGCACGCACGGTGGCGCGGTGGGAATCCGGCGAGAGCCAGATACCCGGCCCGGTCGCCGTCCTCGTGAAAGTGCTGCTCCAGCATTTGGTGGAGTGGCCGGAACCGGTCCCGCGCTGGCAACCGCCGCCGCCTTAGGCGTTTGACTGAAATCTGCCGTCGATCTGGGCCAACAGGTCTATGGCGCTTGGAACTTTCGGGCAGTCAGCCTCGCCTTTCCGCTCCCAGTTGGCTTTGATGGTCATGTAGGCGCGTTTTGTAAGCCATGTCAGGGCCTCGGAGTATCCCGGCCAGTAGTTGGGCCATCCGGCTAGCTTATGGGCCTCCCGGGCCAATTCCTGCGCCCTGCGGTCCCACTGAAGCCACGGGTGGTCCGCCGTGCTTTCCTGTTTCGGGTGCAAGTCACCGGCCACACGGTTAGCAAGCTGCGCCAAGGCCGGAATGCTTGGGAAACCGAAAAACTCCAATTGCCCGCGCTGGTGGATGGCTTTCAGAACATCCATCGGATACGTCGAAAGCGTCAGAACCGCCTGTTTGATCCATGCCGGGTCGGGGTCGGCCTTGGGGAACCAAGCCATGATGGCTTTGATAAGCCGCATAGGTGCCGGGTATCGCGTCTCAAGCGCGGCTAGTTGATTGACCGGGGCAGCCAGGTTCATTGAAAGTCTCCGGGGGCCATTTGTTCAAGAATTGCCATGCTTGCGTCACGGCGGGACATGGGGTCCGGCTCGTCAAGCCAGCAACGGCCATTCAGCCAGGTCGCGGGATGCTTGATGAATTGCGGGTCGCTCGGCCATTTCACCCGCAACAGGCCAGCCATGATTTCCTCCGGCGCAGCGCTTTTGATGGCGGCTGTCCAAGCACGCTCGGCCTGGCCCTTGCCCTTCTTTCGCGGATAGGCCTTCCAGAAATCATCAAAACCATCATCAAGCGGCGCAGCCGCGACCATATTGGTTCTGGTTAGGTTTGGTTCAGGTTCAGGTTCAGGTTCAGGTTCAGGTTCAGGTTCAGGAATAGCGATTTCATGCGGATGCCATGCGGATGCCATGCCTATGGCATTCAAAGCCGCAACAAAACGCGGAACTAACTCGCGGTAAACCGGGCTTTCCTGCGGCACATCGGCAGCAAGTTTAATCGCTGACTTGGCATGGTTCGGCACGCTGAACGGGTCATGCTTCAACTGGTTCAGAATAAGCGTCCAGCCCTCATCGTCACGGCATATGAATGCCTTGTCGCATAGCATAGCGATGGCATCCGAAAGCCTTTTGGATGACCACCCGAGGTCTTCCATTAAGTAGCCTTTCGGTACGCGCATACAGCCGAGCATGTTGCGGTGCGGCCCGGTCATGAAATAAAGGGCCAGCATCTTGGCATCGTCCGACAAGCTGCGAATCTTGCGGTCGGTCCAGAAGGTTTCCTTAACCTTGCCGTAACTCATGCGGCCACCCATTCATCGACCGTCTTGTCGCGCTTTGAACGATTGCAAGGGCGGCAAGCGGTCGTCAGATTGTCCAAAGCATCAGAACCGCCGCGCGATAGCGGGAAAATATGGTCGCACTCCAGCCGCTTCCCGCGCTCGCCGCAGTACGTGCAAGTGTAATTGTCGCGCTTGAACACCTCGGAACGGATTGCCGACCACTGGCTTTGCGGCAATCGGCCGCTGCATGGCTTAACAAACGCAGCCAGCGGGCCGCCGTTGCCGTCAGCCGCTTGATAGAACGCCTCAACGAATTCCCGGTCGGTCAGCTTGTAAGCTTCGTGACTGTTAATCAGTTCGGAGTCTATTTTTATCCAGCCGGAAGCCATTAAGCCGCGCCGCTTTCGAGATGAATTACCGCCGCCAGAGCCAGCACTTCCGGCTGTACCTCGCCCTGCTGAATGCCGTTTAGAATCGTCGTGTGGTGCTTGTTTAATACGCGGCCAATTGCTGGCAAGGATTCGCCCCGCCAGCGCAAGGCAAGCGCCACGGCCCACCGGGACCGCACCAGGCGAGGGTCGCGGCTGCGGCCCAATATGTCGGCCTCTGAAAGCCCGGTCAGATCCGCGCAACGGGTGATGAGGGCGCTCACTTGCTCACCCTGTACAGCCACAGCCCGCGCTCGACGTAACGCCTGGACACCGTGAACCCGTACCGCCGCAAGTCCCGCAATCGCGCCGAGATCGACGCCTCAGGGTCGCCAGTCAGCGCCGCAATCTGATTCAGACCACGCTCTACACCGTCGATCATCGCGTCATGCACGCGCTGGCATTGCTCGTTCAGCCGCTTGCCGTCGCGGGCGGCGTCAAAGGTCGCGCCGCAGTATTTGGGCGGCTCGGGCGGGGTCCAGTCGAGAAGCGGCGTGTCGGTCATGCGTTCCCCCATTGCGCGGCCATTGCTTTAGCGATGCCCGGAAAGAAACGGCTGCGCTCTTTCCACCGGTCAGGCGACGGCGGGGTCAGCGCGGGAGGCAACTTATAAGCCTTCTTTACAGGTTCGATTTCCCTCACTCTTCACACTTGCGGGCTGCGGCGCTGGTGCGGCGGCGTTAAGCACAAAGCCAGATAGCAACAACGCCCTCACTTCACGCTCTACCGCCTGAGTGTCCGGGTCTTTGTCCTCCGGCGCGCAATCAGCCAGTTCCGGGCAGCACAGTATTTGGTGCAACAGAGTGCGCGGCACCATCACCATGTCGGTCTTGTCAGTCATGGGGTTTCTCCCTTGTCAGGTGTGGCGACCGGCCACGGTCCATTGCTGTCAATGGAACTGCCGTAATGAATGTGAGCGACGGGCTGAGCCCCTACGGTCGTACCGTTCCCATTGGGTGCTGGGGGCCTTGCGAGCCGTAGACGATGCACGCGATTGGTGCGGCCATCCACAACGTCGGTCGGCTGCAACGGCGGAAGCGCCTTCAGCCAGAGACAGGTCCGCTTTGTTTCGCCATGTCCGAATTGCCAGGGCTGGATTGACTGCGCAAACTCGCGATAGTTTTCGATCCGCGCCTTCGCGTGTTTATGCATCACCGGGTTTTCGATGCAGATTCGGTCTATCGGGGCATTGAGAAACGCAGAGAAAAGCGCCGCGCCCTCGTCCAGTTCCTGCCACATTTGATCAGCAATTTTTCCCGGCGGCGGCTTGTGCAGCCAGCGCACTCCGCTATTACACAACCGGGTGCAGGGGGGATGCGCCACCATGAGCAAATCCCAGCCGTCATCCAAAATGGCCCGCGCATCGCCAACGATGTGCTTGTTGTTGCCATCCTCTGCCGGCAAAAAATCACACGACCATGCATCGTGACCCAGCGCAGCAAATTCACGCCGCACCGTGCCGCTGAATTCACAGGCAACAAGCATTCTCATGCGGCCCGCTGCGTCTCGGCAATCGCCAGCAAGATCCGCTGCAACACGGCGCGGCGGACTTCCCGGCCCTCGCGCAGATCAAACACAATATGGCTGTCCTTAACGGCTCGCAAGCCAAAGGCTGACGGGGTTTCGCCGGTCAGCCTCAAATGGCGCTCTATGGCGCGTAGCAATCTTTGTTCGTTCATGCCGCTAAACGTAAATAGGGTGCTGGCGATAGTCAAGGGATATTCCCCGTTGACCTCGAAAGGGTTTTGCCCCATTGTGGCTCCACCCGGCGCACACCGCGCCGCTTGGAGGGAACAAAATGCTTAAAGACGTTTACATCGCTGAACTGGAGCGCATCCAGAACGACCCGGTGTCGCTGTTTCGCGCTGCTGGCGTGCCGATCACGACCATCAAGCGGGTGAGCCGTTGGGAAGGCGCGGCTTGTGACAATTGCCTGCTGGCTGGTCAGCTTGCGGTGAAGTGCTACGCAGACGACGATTTCCCCCGCCCGACTCCTGCCGAACGGTGGTGCGAGGATTGGTTCAATAACGGTCAGTGGAAAGACCCCGAGGGAGACGACGAATAATGACCTTCTTTCCCTTTTGGTACTTCGCCGCCTGTCTCGTCGGCATGGCCTGTGGTGTTTGGCTTTTAACAAGGGAGAACCGCAAATGAGCGATTTGAACGAACTGCACCGCGCTGCCACGCATGACCTCGGCTTAAACCAGCTTCAATGGCTGCGTAATAATATCCCGCAGTTTAAGAAGGCTGAAGAAGCCGCTCGCGCCGTGCGGGAAATGGTCGAGGCGAACCGCCGAGGAATGGAAACCTCACATGATTAAACCAAAAACTACCGCATGGCATGAAACACGGCGCACTGGAATCGGCGGGAGTGACGCTAACCTCATTTTGGGTGGAGACAACGAGCGACTTATAAAGCTTTGGCTTGAAAAGCGCGGCGAGGTCGAGCCGGAAGATCTGTCAGGAATCCTGCCGGTGATCATGGGCGAATACACCGAGGCGCTAAACCGCCATTGGTTCACTTTGCAAACCGGGCGCACTGTCGAACTGCCAGAAGTTTCCTCAATCCACGCTTCGATTCCGTTTATGCGGGCCAACCTGGATGGCATCTGCGGCGATGCGGTCTGGGAAGCAAAGCACGTTAACCAATACAGCAAGATGCCGGATGTGTTGGCACGCTACATGCCGCAGCTAACACACAACATGCTGTGCGCGGGCCTTAACAAGGCTATCCTGAGCGTGTTGATCGGCACGCTCAACTGGGAGTGCGTCGAAATTACGCTGGACCCGTTCTATGCCGAAGCTCTGATCGAACGCGAGGCGGCATTCTGGCTGGCCGTGACGAACAACTATCCGCCTGTTGATATGCCGGCCATTGCAGCCCCGGTGCCACCCGAAAAGTGGCGCACGGTCGATATGACGACCAGCAACAGTTGGGCGATGTTTGCCGGCCAATGGCTTGATACCAGGGCGGCGGCAAAAACATGCAGAGACGCAGCCGAATCCATCAAGGCGCTAGTCGAGTCTGACGTTGGCAAAGCCAGCGGCCACGGCGTCGTTGTGTCGAGAAGCAAAACGAATACGCTGACAATCAAGGAGGCGAAGTGATGCAATCAGAACACATCAACGAACTTGCTGCGGCCCTAGCTAAGGCACAACGCACGCTGAAAGCTGCGATAAAGGACAGCACGAATCCGCATTTCAGAAGTCGCTACGCCGATCTCGCAAGCATATGGTCCGCATGGCAAGAAGCTGGGCCAGCTAATGGTCTGGCCATCACGCAGACGACGGCGGTGCGCGATGGCGCCATTGTCTTGATCACGCAGATGTCGCATAGCAGCGGCCAATGGATGCGCGGTGAATATCCACTGAACCCGATTAAAAACGACCCCCAAGGACTCGGGTCAGTTTTGACCTACGCCCGCCGCTATAATTTGGCGGCAATTACAGGCGTCTGTCCTGACGATGACGATTCCGAGGGTGCAATGGGCCGCAACCCCGTGACGATACATAAGAATGCCGCCGCGCCGGCTGAAGATCCATCGTCGCTGCGTATGCTGTCTTGGATCAATGCATCAGTGAAGGAATTGATGGCGGCAAACACAACGAAACGACAGGAATGGGCAGCTACCCATGCCGACAAATTAAACTGGCTGGCGCAGAACAATTCGGACCAATATGCCAAACTTGAAGTCTTAATAGCGGAGAAAACCCCATGAACATGAACCAGCGCCTCGAAGTGAAATCCCCCCGCCCCGGCAAGGATGGCAAAACCTACTGGATCAAGGTCGGTACCTACTGGCCGGCAAGAAACGATTCAAGCGGGGGGCAGATCGTGTTTGATGCCATGCCGCTGCCTGACAAGGAGGGCCGTGTTGCGGTCAGCCTGGTTGAGCCGCGCGAGTTTGGCGATGGCCCGAAAAAGCCATCAATGCCAAATGATGATATTCCGTTTTGATCCATTACTAGGCTCGGCTCGGCGAGGCTGGGCTAGGCGGGGCGGGGCAAGGCAAGGCAAGGCAAAGAACTAAACAAGGCAACGCAAGCAAGAGGAACAAATATGAAGCTAGTCTCAATCGAAATCTGTGGCGTAACATCACTGCTGGTAAACCGGTTTAGCGAAAACTCTGAAAAGGCAAAAACAACGAGGCGGGTAGAGGTCAATGTTCGCGACCCTCGCGAAGAGGCGACCAAAGCTGCCTACATTGATCCAAACGACGGCACGTTTTACTTCTCGGCGTTCTCGATGCCCAACGCGATGGGCAATGCCGGGTCGAACCACAAGGCGGTCGGGACGCGCAAGACCCTCCGCTTTGTCGTGCCGTCAGCTATCCGCATGACCAGTGACCGGATCACGATCACCAACGGCGATGGCAATCCGGCAAAGACCTTTGAGGTTGATTCTCGGCCCGTCACGATCCCGGCAACCAAAGGCCGGATCATGCGGCACCGGCCCAGGTTTGATCTGTGGGGTGCGAAATTCGACATGACGATTGACGACAACTTGCTGTCGCCGGAGATGGCCCATCAGCTTCTGAGCGAGGCCGGCCTGTCGATTGGTGTTGGTGATTTCCGGCCCGAGAAGCGTGGCCCATTCGGGACGTTTCGGGTGGTCAAGTGGGACGAGCGAGCGTTTAACTAATTCTGGCGGGGCTTGGCATGGCTAGGCGGGGCAGGGCCTGGCAGGGCAAGGCAAGGAACTACTGAGGCCAATATTCTCCAGGCTGGGCAGGGCAAGGCGTGGCCAGGCGGGGCAGGGCAGGGCCAGGCACGGCGGGGCGAGGCAAGGTAAGGCAAGGAACTGTTGAGACCAATATTCTCACGGCGGGGCAGGGCTTGGCCCGGCCTGGCTAGGCGGGGCTTGGCATGGCAAGGCAAGGAACTACTGATGCCAATATTCTCTAGGCGGGGCTAGGCTAGGCTGGGCAGGGCAAGGCAAGGAACGGGTGAGACCGAGATTCTCACGGCGGGGCAGGGCTTGGCCCGGCCTGGCTAGGCGGGGCTTGGCATGGCAAGGCAAGGAACTACTGATGCCAATATTCTCTAGGCGGGGCTAGGCTAGGCTGGGCAGGGCAAGGCATGGCTTGGCAACGCAAGGCAAGGAACCAATGAACAAATACAAAGCCAAACGAACGGTCGTCGATGGCATTTCGTTCGCCAGCAAGGCAGAGGCGCGGCGGTACAGTCAGCTTCTGTTGCTCCAGCGAGCCGGGGCAATCGAAGAACTGGAACTGCAACCGCGCTTGCTGCTGGTAGTGGCCAAGATAAAGATCGGCACTTATGTTGGCGATTTCCGATACCGCGACATGGTGACGGGCGACATGATCCTAGAGGATGTTAAGGGCGTTTTGACGCCGGTT